TCGCCCAAGCATCAGCAGCAAGTTGGCGGTAGTAGCCTTCTGCTCCCAATACCTCATCGGCTGCGGGGTCGTTTACCTGAAGCACCGTGCGCCAATAAGATGAGGCGATAACTGCGCCATCTTTGGTTACATCGGTGGTCTTGCGTACTTCAATCGTTCCGTCAAGTTTGACGTTGAAGCCCGAAATGTAGATTACTTCTTCAATCATTTTTTTGTTGTTTTATTTTTTATACGAAGTAGGTAAATTGCATAACTATTTGAGAAACATCAGTAAAGTCAGCATCACTTATGACGCTTTGAACTCCCGCTTCAGTTGTTTCAACCAAGTCAATACGACCTGTTCCAACTTCTCCATAGCCTTGTATCATTCCAACATAGGTTATTGAAGAAATAGCTCCTAAACTTGGCGCAGAGTAAAAACCTGTTCCGCCTGAAATTGCAAAAGGCAATCCTTCAATGCTTGCTTTGCCTGTTGATGTGCCCTTATTAGTCAAAAGAATATAACAAGTAACCGAAACTTGACGTCCGATTTTAGTGTAGCGACCCGAAGTACCTGCTGTATAAGTAACACCCGTAGACGCACCACCAAACGAAATAGTCGGAGTCCAAGTCCCCTCCTCGTAGTCATCAAGGGCGTTGGCTGCTGCGGTGTCCCCGTTGAAGGTTAGTCCGCCATCTTTAAGAATGGAAACACGAACAGAGCCGTTATTAAAAAATACTAAATTTCCCGTAGAATCTCCTCCGTGTCCAATGTATCCAACTACTGAACCGCTTGTGGTATTTTGTTTGAACTCAATGAGGTTGCCCTGATTGATATAAGCATTTTCAAATGAAGCATTTACGTTGCCCGCATTATTGCGGTATACCGTGAGCTTTTGAGAAGGCGAACTTGTGCCGATTCCTACGAAACCTGCGGAGGTGATCCGCATTTTCTCGGTAAGAGTATCGCTCGTAAGATTAGAAAACACCATATCGGTGTTAGAACGGAAAAATGTATTTACCGTAGAAATTTTACCAGCTACTACGCTTGCGTTTCCGCTATTGTTTATACGGAAGTCAACCGCAACACCATTGCCCGATGCGGGGTTTGTAGCAATAAAGTTCTCTAGAGCAATACCCGTGATAATAGACGCAGCGTCAGCACCTGTGGTTTGAAGTTTAGCAGACGGTGTCGCGGTGCCGATGCCTACGTTGCCTGCGGAGGTGATGCGCACCTTTTCATTGTCGTTTGTAAACAAGCCCATATTTGCGCTTGAGTCATAACCAATATATCCACTTTGTGCGTTTGTTGCTCCGTTGTACGCTAATTGAAGGTAAGTAATTGCTCCGCTGCCTGCTTCTAATTTCAAAACAGTTCCAATGCCTGCGCCACCTAAAATGTGCAAATTTCTTGATGGCGAGGTCGTGCCGATACCAATGTTACCCGTAGACAAGGCCAACTTTGAATCATTGCCCAATCCATCAGATAGGTATTTAGCCGTACCGCTTAACGGCCCGTTATCCGTAACCTTAATAAGGCTATCGTAAGTGTCTTGGGGAGTAGTCCCCGTTAAAGTTGTTCCCATTGAGTACTAATTGTTTGCCAAATATCATCCCAAGTATTCCAACCTAATGAAAGACCTGTTAAATTCGTTTCAGGTGAATAACTATCGTTGGCGATTAAGCCCCAACTGATTGCGTTGTTCGCTACGCCCTGTCCCCAACCGATTGCGTTGTTGACTGCTCCTTGACCCCATCCGATGTTGTTCATTCTCTCCTAAATAACTTTTGAGCTTCACAATGTTGCTCGGTTTCGGTTTGTAGGTTTGCTTCTTGCTCATAATACCCAACTGTGAAGTTGGCGTCCGTGTCAGGGAACACATCAGCATTCGAGTTCAAATAGTATTCAGGAAACGTAGCCTGATTGTAGCTCATATAAGTGATGAAGCGGTCGGTGTAGTATTGAGCCAAGTCACGTGCCTTGTTCACCAAGTAGTCAACCTCCAACTTGTCTGCCGTAGTAGAGTTCTCCGAGTTGTGCTTGAAGACACCTGCGTTGCCAATAGTGTAAGCAGCAAACGGCAAATACTCAACCATCGCCCATTGAATCAACATCGGCTGAAGGTAGTCATTGACAAGAGCCAAGTAAGGGTTTGCCAACGTACCTGCAATGATGTCATTGCTAATCTTGTCGTAGAGTTTCGTACCCGTGTAGTTTTGGATGTGGATTTCTTGCGCAATCTTGATGAATTGCAAAAATTTGTCTTGGTCAACGTTACCACCAAGTGCGGTCTGCCGCACCAAATCCTCTCGCTTAATCCAAAGTGCCGTTGCCATTATTTACGTGGGTTTACAAATCCTTCATTGGGCATATCCACAGGACGCTTGGCTACGTCTTTAGGATTCTGCTCTAAATCTACTCCTGCTCGCTTGGCTTGGTTTACGCTAACCTCTGCGTTGGGGTTTCCCACATCAGGGGTTACGCCTTCGGCTTTTGCGAGGTACGTTTTACGCATCCAAAAGTGATGGCATCTTGCTCCGCCCTTGTACAACCAAATGGAGTACGTGGCTGCTCCTGCTACACCGAATCCTGCGTTGACCGCTTGGCTGCCCATACGCTCAATGTCCTCCTTACGGTAGACCTTGTTTGCTGCTACCATCTTCTTGCAGAACTCACGGCTATTGGCCTTCGTAGCATTCGGAGCATAAGCGTAGCGCACCTTGTATTGACGTCCTTCTTCGGTTACGCCATCCTGCGAGCTTTTAGCGTTTGGGAATGCGCTGCCTGTTGATGCGAATGCGTACTTGCTCAACGCCTGCTCCGCTTCGTAGTCAACGGGTCGCTCGTCCACCAATTCCCATTCGTCCTCGTTGATGACCTCGCCTACTTCTTCCAAAGCAGCAAACACCTCATCAAAATGCTCATCGCTCGGCTCTTGGCTTGATAGCTTCACTCCCGTTTCTTCCTCACGAGTTTCAGCATCCATTGGCGTTTCAATGTCGTTGCTGAACTCAAGCGGCTGAAGCGTTTTGAAGTACAGGTTAAGGCTGATGTCGTTGTAGGTCAGAATCTTCTCAAACCCATCAAGCAGCGTTTCTTGCATCGGCTTGATGACGATGTTCTCAAACAACACGGAAGCCGTTTTCAGCTCGTCTGCGTTGTTTCCAAGACCGCTTTGGTCTTTGATACCCATAAGCATCGGAGAGGTGATGCGGTGAGCCACCATCAGCTTTTGCATTGCCTCGTTGGACAGGAACTGATATTGGTTATGCGCATCGCTCAGTTGTACGGTTTCAAGTGTTGCTTTAGATTCAGCATTGTCGTTGAACGCAAGGATAAACTTGCCTGCATTGTTCGTGCCACTGAACTTGTTGGCAATCTGCATCTCAATCTGCCTGCGCTCCTCCTCACTCGGTACTCCGTTGTTGAAGTTGATGAGCATTGACGGGTTGAGGCCATTCTGAATGTTGTTGATGTGGAAGTTTGCAATCTCCTCCTCTAATTCAGCATACGGCAGTCCGCCTTGATAGTCAACGGGTGAGTAGTAGTAGAATCCTGCTCGGTATGGCTTGATGTACAATACCTCAAGACCTTCACGGCTCGTTCCGAACGCAGGGATGCGTACAGGCGTTTCTCTGCGCTGCGATACCGCACTCCAATCCTTTGCGTAGTAGTAGCCCTCAATCTCTCCATCCTCGTTGCACTTCTCGGCACGCAGGCTTTCAATGGGGATATGCTCTACCTCTACAATCATATTATGGTCTTGAGAGTAGATTACTTGGATGGCGCATTGCCCCATCATCTTGTAATCCGCAACGAGCTTCTTTACGCAGTCCTTATTGAACAAGCCCTTCATCGCTGCGTACTCACTCGGCTTGCGAGCAGAATCCGTAGCATCCAATCCCTTGCCGTAGATGAAGTCCACCACGCCATTGATTAAGGCGTTGTTGGTGGGGCTGCCGTTGTATCGGTCAATCAGGTATTGGAAGTAGTTGTTGTCATCACCATACTGCACCCAATCCTTTCCCTGCACCTCGCTGATGTTAGGGGTGGTATAAGAGCTTAAATTGACTACGTGGACTTTAGATGATGATGTAGTCGTTGTCGTAGCTTGTTTCTTCGGTGTAGACATTTTGATTGACCGTGAATTTGTCGTATTCGGTTTGTGAAGTTACGAAAACCCTATCACGATAGATTAGGTTTCCTGAGTTAAAAACCTTCAAACCATAGAAGCGGTTGTTCACCAACGAGAAAGTGCCTGTGAGGGTCATAAAACCATTAGCAGAGGCAGCCGTTACCGCAGGTGTTGCCGTAGTGTTTGTTGATTCGTCAATCAGCGCAATCGTAACGCTCGCAGGGAAGCTGCGTGGGATGATTGTAATTGATTGAGGCGAAGCCGATACTTGTAGAATATGCATCTCAACTAAATAACCTCCGCCTAAACTTTTGTATAAAAAAAGAGGGGCTTTCGCCCCCCTTCTCCATCCATTTGCGCCATTCCGTTCAATAGCACAAGACAAATATACTAAAAAGCCTGCAATAATTTCAAGTTCAATTCCTGCGTGCGCTCAAGATTAGATTTAATCTTTTGCTCACGGTCAAGCAACTCCTTGTACATTGGGATGTCATTTACATTTACCCCAAGTTCAGAAGCTTGTTGACGAATTTCATTTTTAGCTTTTTGAGCTTCATCAATTACTGCTTCAGCATTGCTGATTGTGCTATTGGCTACACGGATTTGCTCATCAGTCTTTGATTTTAAAATCTGAAGGTCTGAAGTGTATTTAGTCAACAAATCGGCTTGCTGCCTCAAATTTTCATCTTGAGCCTTTAAACCCGCAAGAAGTGAAGCAAGCATAGAAGAAGCCAACTCAACCTTCATCGGTTCAGCAGAACGAACCTCCTCACCAATCTTGGCGATTTTAGAAAAAATATGTTTCATTATTTGAATTTACTTGCGATTTCATCAATCATTCCAAAAGTATCTGCAATCATATTAGAGTATGCTCCAATCTGAACATTGCCGATTTGGTCAAGATTTTGTGGTGGTTCAATACCAATCTCACGAAATACTTTTTCAGCCTGTTGGCGTGATTTCGCAATTTGGTCAATATCATTATTCAATGCAGTTGCCTCACGCTCTAAATTACCTACTTCAGAAGCAAGTTCACGAACACGAGCAAGTACATTGTCACGGTCTTGCGTGTGCTTCTTAAATCGCTTTAAAAAGTCATCTTTGAGTTGCTCAAGATTAGCAAACTCTACTCGCATCGGCTCTTGAGCCGACAATTTTGCAAATACTCGTTTAGTGGTACTCATAACATAAAGGTAGGGGGCTTGCGCCCCCCAACCAAATTTAAGAGTTTGAACCCGTTACGATGGTGTCCGTAGCGTTAGCAAGTCCTGCAAACGGATTGGCTACCGTTGCACCTGCGATGAAGTTAGCAGGCAGTTGCTCCTGAGCCTCCATTACAAGCGTGTAACCTGAAAGGTCACCCATAGCAGCACCCGTTACGATAGTACCGCCTGTTACCTCTGCTCCGTAGTTCTTACCCATCAAGAAGGCGTTGCCGTTGTAGTCCT